CCTGCCCCTTCCTCGTTGTAGACGAGGCCGCCGACGGTGCCGGCGGTGAAGCCGCCGATGATGGCCTCGCGGCAGACCTCGATCTCGTCGCCGCTGACGCCGCCCTGAAGGGCGATCAGCTTGCCCTGGATGGCGGTGGCGACGGTGGCCAGGGCGCGTTTCCAGCCGGTGGCGTAGCCGATTAGGTCGCCCGCAATGACGGTGCCGGAGAGAGCGACTTTGAACTTAGGACCGATGGCCCGGACGGTTCGGTTGCGAGGGCTGGCTTCGGTGAGCGCCATGGCTACTTCTCCTTAGACGGCTTCGTGGGGGCTGGTGCGACGGGTTGGACGAGGGCGGTCCCGCAGTTGGAGCAGGAGATGCCGTCCTGCTCTAGCAGGCACTTGCTCTGACAGCGGGGGCAGTAGACGCCGGCCATTAGTTTGTCCAGTCTCCGGAGCTGAGGCCGTCCATGCGGGCCATGGCGACGCTGCTGAGTAGGGCCAGGCCGCAGTACCACTTCACGCGATCTCGTTTGGCGTCCTTCGTCTCCAGGGAGCCTACGCGTTCGACTTGGATTCCGCCGCCTGCTTCCAAGCCAAAGAGGGCGTCACCACCAAACTTCAGCGCGAAGATGCTGGAGGACGCGCCGCCGGTCTTGGCGGAGTACTTGCTGGAGGCTAGGAGTTCGGTGTCTACCATGAAGTCGTTGATGAGGATGGGGATCCCGGACCAGAGTTGGGCAAGGTAGCCTAGAGCGCCGACTGGGGCGGACTGGAGTGCCCAGCCTTGCGACCGGGCAAGCTTCTGGATGCCTCGGCGCGTGCGGCGGCTCATCATGAGGGCGGACGGACCGCCGACGATGCAGTCGCAGAGCTGGTCAAGTTGGGTGAAGGTGCCGACGGCGGGGGTGGTGCTGCTGCCCAGGTGGACGTTCTGGGCGGCGGCTAGGGCTTCGGCGGTGACATGGAGGCCGTTGAAGCCCTTGGGGTCGACGGCTAGCTCGCCGTAGACGAACTCGTCCTGGAACTCCCGGGCGACGGCCTTAGCCTTCATTGCCAGGACTTCGGCTTCGAGGTCTTGCTCGTTGGAGCGGGTGAGAGCGAGGAAGTTGTCGATGTCGGCGTCGCCGCCCAGAATCTTGAGGGTGGCGGTGACGGCGGTAACGGTAGGTGTTCCTTCGACCCAGGTGTCGCCGGGGTTGTAGAACTGTGCGCCGCCGAGGGTGGCCTCGCGGTTGTAGGTGAGGCTGTTGCCGAGGATTTCGGCGAACGGTAGGAGGTTGAGGACGGGGGACTCGGCGACGATGGCCTCCACAACGCCCTTGATGAGTTGGGTGCGGCTGTACTTGTCGGCTTCGGCTACGGTTTCAAATGCCATGGGGTTCTACTCCGTCATTCCTGGGCCTGGGTGGTTGAGGGCAAAGGCGATGCGGCTGACGCCGCGAACGCCGTCGGGGACCTGGATGGTGGCTCGCTGTATGCCTCCGCCGGTGGGGAGTCGAACCCCTGTGTTGGTGGCGGCGGCGGCTGCCTGGGCCGTCTCGATCTGCTGGCGCACGTGGTCGGCGACGGCGCGGGCGCTGTCGATGCTCTGGGCCAGGGTGGTCAGGTCAGCGCCGGTGAAGGCGGCGTCGGGGAGGTCAGGGTTGGCGGCGCGTAGAGCGGTCCGGGTGGTCTCTAGGGCCTGGGCCAGTTGGGCCTGTAGGGCCGTTAGAGGGTCGGGGTTGTCGTCTTGGCCGCCGGTCTGCTCGTTCTCGTCGGACATTCTCGCCTCCTGATTCTGCGCATGAGCTTATGCCGATGGTACGTTCTTTGTCAAATCGGGTGCCGGTGGAACCTGGGCCCAGTCCCTAGCTTCTTGTAGGGCCTCCTGGTAACGGGCGTCGGGGTCGTGCTCCCCTAGCCGTGACATGGATGTCTTACGGGTGCTGAGTCCGGCGGCGATCTGGGCGCTTTCGTTTCTGATCTCGGCAGCGCGGTCGTAGATGGAGGGAGCGGCCCAGGCTATGGTGACGCGTCCGGTGGTGGCGTGGGTGGTGTCGTGGTGCTGGTCGTATATCTGGAGGGCGAGCAGTGCCCGGCGCTTGTAGGCGTCGGTGCGGATGAGGCGCTTGCGCTCGCATTTTTGCAATAACGGCTGAAGCTGCACCTGTAGGGCAATGCCCGACAGGTCGCGTTCGGTGGACCCGAAAGCTGTTCGGGGTGTCTCCGTGACGGCGTAGAGGGTTTCCAGGAGGGATTCGAGATAGTCAATATGGAGGCGGACACCTCCTCCGCTGAGTAGGTCTAGCAGGTAGGCCTTGGCTTTCTCCGGGAGATCCCATACTGCCCCAGGCTCGGCCTGGATGTCGCTGGCCTGTTCTACGTTCTCCAGTACGGTGATGGGGGAGCCGGAAAGTTCCAGGATGGCGGAGATGCGGGAGAGCTGGGCGTTGATCTGCTTAGCGGGCTCCTTGGCCTGTTCAAGGTCAGAGATTCCGTGCCACTGTTTAGGGACGGACAGGTTGGGGTAGATGATGATGGGGATGGCGTTGTATGGGTTGACGCTGGTGGCCACTCGTACTTTGTCGACCCAGATGTCCAGGGTGGTGTCCGTCCAATCCTCGATGACCTGGGCGGGGTCTCTCAGGGGCTGGTAGTTCCATAGGGCGCGGATGTCGGCGGCGCTGAGTTGGTAGGTGTGGGCGATCTGGCGGGCGCGGTCAAAGCGGGCGGGATGGGGCCAGACGTAGAGGCCCTGCATGTCGGGGGCGGTGATGGTGACGCGCTCTTCGTTGGGATTCCAGAGGACCTTGAACGCGCCGTCGCCCAAGACGGCGGTGTCGATCTCGTTGTCGAAGTCCAGGCGGGGGAGGTTGTTCTCGTCGCTGATCTGGGTCAGGACCTCTTCGGCCTTGGCTGCGGCCTCGATGTGCTCTGGGCTTTCGCTCAGGGGTTCAACGCCGATGGTTAGGCCGGCCATGACGTAGGAGCTTAGCTTGTTGATTAGGGTGGCGGCGTAGTTGAAGGTGAGTTGAGGGAGGGTGCGTGGGCGGCGGCGCTGGGGCCGGTCCCACTGTTGGCCTCCGTAGAAGTCCAGGTTGCTCTTGTAGGCGGTGAGCCGCGGGCGGTCTCGGTTGGCGATGCGCTGGGGAAGGGGGATAGATTCGTCGTCGGTGTTCATGTTCATGCGCTTACTCCTTTGTCTGGATTCTAGCACGGGCAAGGCGTGGGGCGGGCGCTTCCTGCGCGGCGCGGTTGCAGAGGGCGACGCTGACGGCGTAGTCGTCGTGGCCCTCCGCCTCGGGTACGGCCCAGGCGACCATGCGGTTGGGTTTGTAGGTCGCTCGGCACTGGCGAAGCTGGAATACCACTTTCTGGTATTCCAGTGTTTGGTCGTTGGCCCATATCTTCAGCCGGCCGGTGGTGGCGGCGGCCTGGAGGTCGTAGCCTAGCTGGGACTTGCTGGACTCGGTGAAGCGGACGGGGATAAGGGCGCCGCTGGGCAGGACCTGTTCTAGATAGAGGGTCAGGGCCTCGCCTAGAGTCGTGCTGTCTACGGCCACACGGCGAACGTGCCAGGTCTCGCGCAGGAGCTGGGCGATAAGGGGGTAGAGGTCGGCGTGGGAGGTGCCTTGCCATTCGTAGGCCTGGACGATGTGCGCTGTGGGCGGCTGGCGGGGCTTCTCCCACATGACGCGGGCGATGGTCAGGACGGTGGAATCTCGGCCCTTCAGTGTTGTGGCGGCGGTGTCCTCTCCGGCTACGTCGATTCCGGCGACGTAGGACTGTTCGGCCTGGGGCATGTCCTGGCGTGGGTAGTCGCCCTGGAGGGCGGCGAGTTGGGCGGGGGAGAGTAGGCGTCCGGTGCCCGGTAGGGTTTGGAGCTCGTACTGCGTCAAAAAGAGGGGGTGATTTGCCCCTAGCCGGTCGCGTTCGGTCTGGACGTATCGGGCGTAGGCGGGGTTGTGCTCGGCGGCGACTGTCCAGGGGACAAGGAACACGCGGCGTAGGCCGTCCTTGCGCTGGGCCTCCTCCCCGGCGGCGATGGCTTGGGCGAGTAGGCTGTCGTCCGTCCAGGGGGTGCCGTAGTAGACGGTGGTGGCGTTGGTGGTAGAGGCCATGGGGCGGAAGTCCTTGTTCCACTTGTCGGGGTTGATATCCTGGGCCTCGTCCGCCTCCAGGAGAATGTCGGCGGTGGCCCCGACTACGTGGGATTCAGGGGCGGCGCTGTGGAAGGCCCAGCGGGCGCGGCCAAGGTAGATGTACGGATCCCGCGCCCGCCAGATGGCGCCCATGCCCTGGTCGTTCAGGGTGGCGGTGAGCCGGTCGCGGGATATCTGCACCTGGGGTACGGCCGTGGGCGCAGCCTTGATGCCGGTGCCGCCCCTGGCGTAGTTCAGGGTGAGTAGGGCGGTCTCGATCTGGGCGCTGGTTTCGTTCTTCCCCGCCTGGCGGGCCATCATCACGGCGATAGAGTGGCCGAGGCCGTAGACGGCGCTGTGGAGAGCGGCCTTATAGACCTGGGCCTGGTAGGGGCGGAGGGTGATCACCGGCGGCTCCGGGCCTGGTGGTGTCCGTAGCGGGGGCGCTTGCCCCGCGGTGCTGCTTGGAGCTTGCCTTCGGGGTCGTAGGAGTCGATCGGTTCCGTCCAGCCACAGTTGACGCACTCACGATAGGCGCCGTGCCGGTCCTGGTTGATCATGACGAAGCCGCTGCAGCGGGGACAGGTCATGCGGCGATCTCCTGGCGCGTGAGAAGGTAGAGAAGGAAGCGGAGGCCGAAATGGTCAAGGCGGCGTAGTCGGCGGTGACGGGCGCGTTTCTTGGTCTTGCCTGGCCGCCGGTTGTGGCCGTCGTAGGGGGGCTTGTCGTTCATGGGGCCTCAAAGAGGGGGAGTTGTTGGGGGTCCTCCTGGGTGGTGAAGGTGACGGCGACGGTGCGGGTGGTTTGCCGGGCGAATGTGGCGAAGTCGTCGACCCAGGTGAGACGGAGGCGAACGTCCAGGTAAGGTCCGGCCTTGTCGTGCTTGAGGCTGACGGTTTCTACAGAACCGCGGGCGAGTGTGTCGTGGGATGGGCGGTCGGTTAGCGATTGGTCTGGCATGGTGGCTCCAGTCTGACTGCTCGGATGCTTAGTGCAACGAAGTCCTTGCGTAGTCCGGGTTCCGTGTCGATGTAGGTCACTTGGGCGAGTTGGCTTAATCCGCTGTACGTTGCGGGGCCTGGGTCCCACTCGCGCAGAAGTAACAGGTCGCCGACTTGAAAGTTGCGGTCGTTGCGCCGCACTTCGACAGTTTTCTTACCTTTCAAGAGGGCGTAGTAAGGGACCGGCCAAGTCTTCAGTTCATGTATGTTCATTTTGATTCTCCTTTCGGAGGGGGTAGATGTCTGCGAAGGCGAGCTGGGCGGTGGTGGTCTTGGCCCAGCGGACGGCCTGGTGGCGCTGGTGGGCGCGGGCTAGGTAGCGGAAGAGGGCGCGGCGCTTTGGCCGCTCGGCGATGCGGCCTGCTTGCTGCCAGATGGCGCGGTAGGTGGAGAGGCTCATGGCGTCCCCCAGACGCCGGAGGTGATCCAGCCGTAGGCGGCGACGCCTAGAAGTGTCAGGAGGAGGAGGAGGTACGGCCAGGCCCACGCCTTGTCTTCTTCCGGGGTCAGCCGGGTGCGTCGGGGTCTCATGACGTGGCCCAGTCGCGGACGGTGCGGAGTTGCTCGATGGCTTCTCGGGTGCGGGTCTCGACTGCCTCGAGCTCGGCGGCGGCCTGGAGGTATTTCTGCCTGCGTTCTTGGACGCGGCGGAGGAGGGCGTGGCCGGCGGCCAGCCACTCGTTAAGGGCGTCGCCTAGGGCGGTGTCGGTGGGCTCGTGGCCGTTGTGGTTGTCGCTGGGGGTGGTCATAGTAGTTGTTCCTTTCTCTGGCTGGTGGAGGTCCAGCCGCAATACGGGCAGGTTAGGAAGGGACCCACGTCCGCGATCTCCTCGTGGAAGAGGGTGCGTATCAGGCCAGCGGGGGACCGGATGGCTTTGTACTGGTTTGGGGTGAGCTCGTCCAGGTAGTCCAGGATGGCGGCTAGGGCGGGCGCCGCTGGGCTGTGGCGGAAGGCGAAGGCGTGGGCACCGAAAAACCCGTGGGCCTGGAGACGGGCTGAGAGTCCGGCCAGGATGGTGTTTGATTGAACGTCTTGTTGTGTTGTGTGAGTGGTAGGCGCTCCTTTCTGCTTGAAGGGTAGTAGGGTTATTGGCTTGGCTGGGCCCCGGATGGCGTCCAGCAGGTCGAGGCGGCGTTTGATTGTCCGGTTGGTGCTGCGTAGGTACTTGATGGCTTCGGGCCGGAGGGCTGCGGGTAGGGAGCCGATGATCTTGGCCAGCACAGGGTCGGCGCTGCGGCGTCCGTGCTGGAGGGCGTTGCGGTTGCCTTTGGGGGCACCGGCTCCTGGCCTCTTGCCGCCTCGGTTGCCCTTAGTCAAGGGAGCCTCGCAGGAACTGGTCGCCGGTGGGCCGTCGCTTCCGCTGTCCCGCGTTGCGTCGGGCGGCTTGCTTGGTGGCGACCTGGAGGCGGTAGCGGGTGATGGCGTTAAGGGTGGCGGCGGAGGGTCGCCCAAAGGCGGCGAAGGGGGACCCGGGTGTGTACGCCAGAAGCGAGAGCTGCCGGGGGTCCGGGTCAGGCCGGTGGTGGGTTGCCATCTAGCAACCTCCTGCCCGTGGGAGTCTTCGACGTAGAGGTGATCCCAGCACCAGAAGAGGACCCGGTGGCCGGGGTTCTTCTGAGCGTGCTCTCGGATGTGGATGTTTAGGCGGAGTGGCTTGAACGGCGGTAGGTGGCGGCCGTTGGGGCAGTCTATACAGACCTGGCGTCCAAA